AGTCTTTTTCCAATTGCGATAAACTCTAGATCTTCCTCGTTATTATCATAAAGTGGGCACAGATCTCTCAAGATATCATTACACGTCAGAGAATAATCAATACAAAAATTGCGATGAAAACTATCTTTGATCTCTGTCTCCATCCACCCTAGCATAACTTTACGCTCACCTTTTGTGACAGGTGCAACTCTATGCTGTAAGTTGGAGTCGTAGATAATAAACTTACCCTTCTCTGGTTTAGTAACCACCTCAACATTTCCTACCTTGATAATCAACTCACCACCTTCAAAGTCATCATTAAGATAGACAGTATAGTTTAAGTTCGGATATAACTTCCTGATAGGATAGTTATCATTGTGGTATCCATACTCATCTCCCTCTTTATACCAAGAGAATAGAGGCACAGAGTGTTTAGTGGCGAGAAATATATTGTTCAGGATTTTACTTTTCATGATATATGGTTTTACCGCAGAACAATAGTTTAACCAGATATTGTTCTCGTCCATCTGCATATTCTTTTTTATCTTTTCTGGGTTAGTATTGTTTCCACTGTGGAACCACTCTTCACTCCAATCTTTACCAATGTAATCAATGATTTCATTAGGTATAATGTCACTCTTCTCCCAAAGCATCTATCTCTTCCTGTGTGTATAATGTAGTGTAATCGATACCGTTTTCAACAAACTCCTCACATCTCATCATCTGCATGATTTCTTTGGTCAGATCAGCAACAACACGTCGTGACTTATTCCATTTAGCAGATAGTTCACTGATATTAGTGATTCTACTCAAGATCAAGTCTGTTGATGCATCAGTGTCTCTCTTCACAAAGCAATCATCTGTGTCTAGATATCCAGTCAAACTCTTATCATCGTTGACTCTATCTGGAAACTGCGTGGCGAACATCTTTGGATCCATTGGCCACTTGATTTCATCAATACCCTTAAACCACTCAATGTCAAAGTTTTCCATACCCATTGCTTGAATAGAATCCCAAGAAAAGTATTCTTTACCAGAGTTTCTAACGTTTGCTCTCCATTTGATCCAGTTGTCTTTCTCTCCAGGATAGTTGTCAGTGACATCAGGCAATACACGCCAATCAGTTGCATTTAGCATGTTTTGCTTTTCAGCGATTCTCTTTGATAGAGTAGAATCCCAGAAAGCATGCTCTTGAGAGATGGAAGTAATCTTATCATTAATCTGGAATTGATTAACAATTCTTTGTGCCTCTAGGAATGCCTCAAGATTATTCTTTAGCTCGACAACATCATCTACTGTGAATGCTTTAAACACATAAGATTGGAAGTAACTCTCTTTTGTGGTGAAGTTATACTTCTGCTTTCTTCTCTGTACATTTGCTGTACCATCATTATAGAGGACGACATACTCGATAGTGTCAGTTTCAGTATGCCACTTCTCACCAAGAACTTCCGTCTTGAATCTCTCTACCAGATCTGGTTTGAGTTTGTAAGAGGGAGCACCCACTTGTCCCGTAAGTTTGTTGGTAACATTAATACCAGTCTCTACAACGAAGTTGGAGATGAAATCCATTTCGTAGATTGCTCTTCTTACGAATTTTTCTTCTGCCATGGGTATTAATGGGTGAGTGGCGATGGGGTTTTAATATACCATCCAGTTACAATGTATTTATTGTCTTCGCCCATAACCATGTTGCCCTTATGGACATGAGTCATGCATGCTGGGAATAATACAACTGTTCCTTGGGTTGGTCTAATTCTTCTTTTCTGGAATCTGAACTCGGTCTCTCCACCCTCTTCAATATCATTCAAGTAGATCATCCACGTAACTTCACGTTGAGAGTATTCGTGTGATGCATTTTCATAATGCCACAGGTGATAACCACCACCAGATGGTGTTCTTTGAAATTTGATATCAGTAGATACCATTGTCATTCCTTTCAACTGGTCAAACTCATCCATGTAATGCATCATACATGACTTCAGGAATTGATTGATCTGTGCTGATCTATCAGAAGCATGATAGTTCACCATAAATGATGCATCATGTCTGTTGCCCTTGCCTTTGTACTGCGATCCACCATCGGAAACGCCATACAAACTTTGTGGAGTACCTACTGCTAATGCAGCAGTATTTTCATCCAGAACATCATTTCCATACTTAATCATTTCTTCACAGAAAGGTTTGGGTACAAATCCTTCCCAGACACCAATGAAATCTTGAAAGTCAGATCTCGTCGCTGCCTTATTCCTCATCAACTCAAGAGGACGATACGGTGCTAATCCCATAATTAATATGCTTTGATAATATACTTAACTTTGTGGAAGTTTTCGACTAGTGGAACTTTTTTGTTCGGTTTGAATGTGACGTTTGGAATAGGTTTCTTAAACGATTCATTCAAAGTGAACGTACCACTATTTAGTGCTACATCTACATCTGATTGTGTGAATCCAATGTTGATAGTAGTACCAGCATTGCCCAGTCCTCTTCTAGCACTACCAACACCAGAAACGTTACCATAAGAGAAATCAGTATTGATATCAGTAACAGCTTGTGTTGTCAAGAAGTGACTGTGAGTCTCTACAGAAGCATCAAGATCTTCTAACATAATTTGAGGGGTGTAAGATTCAACTCTGGCTTGTGATTCATCAACATCAATAACAGCACCAGCGAGAACACCACCAGCAACTGATTGACCTGGCCCTGCTCCCACTGCTGCAGCAGGAGCTGACGCGGGCGCTTGGTTAACCAAGTTATTGAACGGATAAGTAGAACCCGTCCACTCGGAGCTACCAACTAGTTGCAATCTATCCCTAACACCATTTTCTACATGGTGAGGCCACCATACAGACATACTCCAGTCTTTTGCCCATGCAGCGGATCCACTAAAAGTGTTGTTGGCAGCATCAGGGAGACTAGGTGCAATTCTTTCTAGGAATTCTTCAAATGTTTCCCCAGTATTGCCTCGGAAGAATCTTGACATTGTTGCCGAGAATTCACCACCAGCATAATCGTCAATCTTCCCTTTCCACCTTTGAGCAAAGTCCGCTGGATCACCTCTATCTTGCCAGTATTCGTCACCTAAATCAGCATCAATCCAAGCACCTTGTCCCAGACCTAACATCTCATCATCATCGATGCGAATTTGCCATCCCAAGATACGAGCGTTCCAAGGAATTAATGGATCTTGAGAAGGACCTGTTTGTGCAGAAACAACAAAGTGTGAGTGTGCAGGCGTATTTACTCTAGCATCCAATAGAGGACCAATGATAGCATTAACGTTACCAGTTACAGTGAAGTCAACGTCTTCTTGAATTGGTTCATTGAAGACAGTTTTAACAGTGCCAATATCAAAGAATATACTTTCATCAGATGTATCACCACTACCAATCCATTGCTGGAATGGTGTGCTTTGTTGACCAGTACCAGTTGGGTCTCCAGTAGTAACATCAACATTGTCAATGTACCACCATCCACCAATATTTCCTGGTTCAAATGTACTAGGTGATGGCAAGAACGCAGATGAACCTGCGTTACCATCAACTCTACCAGTTCCTGCTAGTTTTCTGTTCCTATAATCAGGAACTTTGAAGTTACCAGTCGCTGTATTTGTGGTTTCATCCCAATTACCAGTACCCCCATATTGATTACCAATTACGAGAAAGAGATCGAGATAGTCTGCGACGTTATATGATTCACCATCGCAAGCCAAATACCCAGGATAACGAGAGTCACGACCACCCGAAAGATCACCATATGTATCACTTACCCATGCTGCAGGAGAGGTATTTCTACCAGGACCGAGGGATTGTTTCAGAATAGTAAGAACTGTTCCGATTGCCATTCCATCGTCCTTTGATTCTACCACAACATTGGCAGAATTGGAAGCATCGTAATAAACTTTTGCGTTTTTCTTGGCATACCAGGTGCCTCTCAATTCTGGTGCTGCTGGTTCTGATGCCCAGGTGGTTGCAGACCACGCAAATGTGTTACCGCTACCAGTACCAACAGTAACATTAGTAGTTATTACATTGTTGAGAGTTGTTCCAGTGACTAAAAATACTCTGAATCCTGTATTTACATCTGGATCAAATGTCACTGGTCCCTCGACTGGTGCAGCGAAGTCAATAGAGATCTTACCATAACCAGAAGCATCAATCTGAATAGGTCTGTTGATGCCAGTGACAATAACAGTAGCACTAGCAACAGACTTACCTGTAGGTTGACCAGTCAGATTCGATGGTGTTGTATAGTTTGCATCTGTATCTGCACCCAGTTCTGTAGTGATATCCCAACTAGAAATAGTTCTAGTTCCCACCTTAATAATCATGCCTGTAGTAGCATTATTATTTGGGGATGATTGGGTATAAATCTGTAATTTGTCACCATTCTGTACATCAACAGGGAAGGTAGCCTTTGAAGTAACACTACCATCTGCTCTATGTACTCTAACACGAGATGTCAAATAGTTGCTACCAGGATTAGTAGAAACAAGTGTTGCTTGTACTGTTGTACCAGCACCAAGACCAGTAATACCATTAACAGGTGCAATCGCAGATTCAATTTGTGTATCAACTGGTTGATTAGCTACATCAGGGAAACTAAACGCTCCTGGTGTTGTTGATGGGAAGTTACCAGTGGTGACATTCCAACTGGATAGATTAATACCCTCACCAATTGAGAGAAGATTTTCAACACTGACGTTAGCATTTGTACCAGTATTATATGCTAGTTGTAGATACTGTCCATTAGTAATGGTTACAGTTGTCGTAGTCGCATTGTTGAATGTAACTGCTGATCCATTTTCTGCCAGGACATCAAAATTATTATCATCCGTAATAAAATCATTGTTATCAGAAACACCAGCTAAAGCATTACCACTAGTGACCACAAGAGCAGGAGCATTCAGTCCAGTTACCCTCAAGATCTCACTGTATACCCTAGTATCAAATGGTTGATTAATAATATCAGTGAAATTAGGGAATGGTTCTGGTACGTTAGGTGGTCTAACAAACGTAGTGATATTCCATCTTTCTGTTCTCGCACCAACAGCAAGAGACAGATATGTTTGCGATCCTTCTGACTGACTAGATCTTAATCTAACTTGTAGTTTGTCAGTATTACTTACAACTATCGCATTTGATAGTGTAGGGATAGTCCAAGCACCATAAACAGTCTCGCCCTGACTTACTCGCTGGACTCTTACTGCAAAATCATCAACACTAGAACTGTAAAAACTGGAGTAGATATTAACAGAAGCTTCTGTATTTGTGGTTAGACCAGTGATGACAATCGATGCTTCACCTGCTCTAGTACCATCTGCCCAGGTGAATAAAGTATTCTTATCTACCTCTTCAAGGTCACTAAATGCAAATGGATCTGGCGCAAAATCTTCTGGTATCGTGACAATATACCAGAGTGTGGTTTGATCACCGATCTGAACCGTAACCGTCTGCGTTGTATTCCATGCTGAAGGAGCTTTGAACCTTAATCGGATCGTTTGTCCTTCATCTACATATACTGGGTTTGATCCGAATGAAAAGCTCATTTAGTGCCTACGACCGTCACTATTTCTGTAGTATTTATCAAGTTTGTCGAACGTTGTACCATACACCACCGTCGTCAATCTCAACCTGAATAGGTGAAGAAGCTTTAACTTCTACTGGAATATCAACATCATCAATAACTATTTGTTCACTAGTAACTGTCACGTCAGGTGTGATAACAGGTTCTTCACCAAGGAACTTATCCTCTGATGATGGAATGTCAATAGCATCTGGCATTTGGTCAATGTTGATATTAAATATCGATTCTTTCTCCACAAATTGACCACCAAGACCATATGCTTTCATTTTTACCTTACCCTGACTATATCCCCTGTTGTTCCATCTAGGTATTGTACCAGATGTTTCATCACCAATCAATAAATTAACTGTAGTTTGTGATGGATCTGCACCAGTAAATGCAGGATGAGTGATCATGACACCATCTAGGTCTGTATATTCAACTGTCAAATCATATGAGGTGACCTCATCAAATTCAAGTATTGCTTGAAAACTAGAGTCACCCCAATCAATCGTAGATGGGATAGTAAGAGATGCTGATGGTGGTTGAATAACAGTAAGAAGTAGTGACACAGAATCTTGTAATCTACCACCATATCCTGGTGATGATGCATATAGAGTATATGTTGTTGTTTCTGTGGGTGATAGTGAAAGTGTCCCACTCAAATTCTGCAATCCAAGACCTGGTGAAATAGACATGGTTGTAGCATCACCAGAAGTAGACCACACAAGATTTGTACTATTGCCACGCAAAATTGTACTACCATTAGGGAATGATGCGATAATCTCTGGTATCTCTTTTACATTAACAGGTATACTAAACGAATCATTTCTTGTTGGTGGTGCATAACTTACACTGTAAGTATATGTTGTGTTTGATGTAGGGTTAGCAACGAAAGAACCACCTCCATATTGAGAAGATGATAATGATCCTGGTGCGCCTTGACCAGAAATAGATCCAGTATACATGTACTGTGAATCATTAGCAGACCAACTAACAGTTATAGCATCACCTTCAACAATAGTTTGAGTAGCAGTTGAACCATTAACAGTTAACTGTGGGTTTGGATTAGCATATATGCACCCAGAGTTTACATTAGCACTGCTGTTATAATTCACAGCATTGGAATCCATACAACCATAAGTTGCAGGTGGTCCAGAAAATGTACTGTTGCCAGTGAAAGTACCACCACCACTGACATATACAATCATGTCATTGTAGTCATTGTCAGCACCAGCACCTTGTCTATCATCTAAACCCAAAGTTTGACTATTCAATCTTCTCAAGGCTGTATTTCCAGGACCACTACCGCTGCTACTTAAGTTATATGTCTGACCGAACCCAACATTAACAGATCTACTACCACTATTGGGTCCAATAGTTCCCCCTGGCATGCCGTAAATATAGTTTGAATCTCCAGCACTTCTTTGCCAGGAAATGTTGATGCTTGGCATTAGATACTCCTAATATTTCTCCATGTTCCATCATCATCGATCTCAACCTGAATGGGTGTATCAGATTTGATTTCTACTGGTATATCTATGTCATCAATGTACAGTTGTTCACTAGTAAGTGTTACATCAGGTGTAATAACAGGTTCTTCATCAAGGAATTTATCTTCAGATGATGGGATAGACAATTGATCTGGCAATTCATCGATATTAATTGTTGTTGTAGCACTGTCAGTTCCCTGTAGTGAACCCATACCATAAACAGTCAATCTAAAATCTACCTGACGTGCCCCAAAATCATCATACAATTGATCAGCAGTTACAGTGTATGTGCCACCAACGTTTCCCCCACCAAGCGTAGCAATTTGAACATATCCATTACCATCCTTCTGCATCTCTAAAGCACCACCATCAGGAGATCCGCCGTCAGCAGTGATAGTCAAGAAGAAACTTCTAACGAATGTCGCTTGTCTTTGAGAAGAATTTACACTACTAATCATGTCAAAAGCAACTTCATATTGATTTGCTGATACTAACTTCGGATAACCAGAAGTCAATGCAATTGATCCATTAGGATCTATGAGTCCACTTGCTCTCATCTGGGTGTCTGAAATACCCACAGTCATAGTTGGGTTGCTACCACCACTAATGTCAACAATATATTTCAAAGATTCAAGAGGATGACCCTCCGTGCCACTCAAACCAGGTTGAATGTACCTCGTAATAGAGACAGATACATTACTCAAAGGTGTTGTAGTTATATTTGGACCAGAATTATCAACATTAGTTGTCTCTGTTGATGTGTTAACAGCATTCGAGTAATCATACTGCAGAACAATGTCATTACCATAGTCTGTAGTAAATGGTCCAATCAAATCTACAGTGGGTGGTTGATTAACAGTGATAAGTAGTTCAGCTGAAGCAGTTCCAGCAAGACCACCAACAGAAAAAGTATATAATGTTGTTTCTGTAGGTACTAGAGTTATATTTCCACTTAAATTCTGTGCTCCAAGGTTAGGAGATAACTGTGCTGTTGATGCATATCCATCTGTTGTCCAACTTAATTGTACAGACTGACCTCTAGTAATAGTATTTGCTGGTGCATTACTAGTAAAATTTACACTTGGTATTTCGTATATCGTTGCAGTAATAGACGAAGATACAACTCCACCACTACCAGTAACTTCTAAAGTGTATGTTTTCGTTCCTATGTTGCCACCCTGCTGGTCAGATTGAGGAGTTACTGTAAACGAATTAGATGTTGTAGACGGAGCAATATAACCAAAATCAGTAAGAGTGATACCACTCATGTTTCTACTGCCATCGACTGCCCACTCGATGTCAACATTCTCACCCTCAATTAAATTAACAGTAGTTGAGTTTGCTCCATTTTGTTTGAAGTGGAAGTATGTGATTTGTGGTGGGGGGAGAGTATATGACAATACCATCCATCCATTACCTATGTTTGCATATCCACTGTTAACAATCCATCCAATGTCTCCCTGATCCCACCAACCAGAGTTGCCACCAATACCACTAAATCCACTGTAAGTAGCAGAACCAGCAGATCCACCAAATACACCAAGTGTTGATCCACCGCCGCCACCTCCACGGTGACCAAACGGTGCGTTGCCGCCTGTTCTCCAGGATGGTCCTCCACCTTGATTACTAGTTGCACCACCGCCAATACCAGCACCGCCAGAATAAAGTCCTTGACTAGAATAACCAGTATCGGGGTGAAATCTACCAGCACCACCACCGCCAGCACACCATGCAACATATCTATTAACACCACTATCATAAACAGCACTGGCACCGCCACCACCTCCACCAGAACGGTGACCGTCACCACCTGGTGCTATAGGAGAAGTACCACCAGTACCACCTGATCCATATCCAGAACCTCGGTTATTGAATCCGTCAAATCCTCTTCTTCCAAGATAAAAAGTTAGAGTGTATGCATAAGATCTTGAGTTGATAGTAAAGTTACCTGCTCTACCTGAAGCACCATTTTCAATGTACCACTCACCACCAACAGGTTTAGATCCGCCACCACCTGCGCCTGCGAAACTAAAATTGACATTTGTTGCTCCTGCAGGGACTGTGTAACTAAACGTACCCCAGGAATTATTAGAGAATGTTGGCATTACGTTATCTGTCTTACGTTCATCCAGTTATCACTATTATCAATTTCGACCTGAATAGGTTCGTTTGATTTAATTTCCACTGGTATATCTATATCATTGATTACAATATTTTCAGATGTGACCTGTACATCAGGAGTAATAACAGGTTCTTCACCAAGGAACTTATCCTCTGATGATGGAATGTCAATAGCATCAGGAGTCATATCAATAACAATATCGACATTCTTGGTTTCCTGCACAATTAGAGATCCATACCCATCAGCAGTAAATTGTAGTTCCAACGCTGTTGGTCCTACGGTATCATAAGGAAGACTAGTTCCAGGAATAGTATACATGGCACTATAAGAATTTCCTGTAGTGTTTGGTATAGCAATGGGAGACATTGTAGAACCAGGTCCCTCATATTCATCAGTCTGTACTGTCACGAGAGTAACACCAGTTCCAGAAGGATCTGTGTTTGTACCACTAACCTCGATTGTTATATCATCCCCATAATTTACACTGGATGGAACTACTATGTTTAACGTAGGTATTGTCAACACAGTGATAGTAGCGGTGTCACTACCACTACCACCAGCACCAGTAACTGAAATTGTATATGTTATATCTGTAGTAGGAGAGACAGTTCTTGATCCAGTTAAATTTACAGCACCAATACCCTGGTTAATAGCAGCATTACTAGCATCTGAAGAAGTCCAATCTAGAGATGCAGATTGACCCACAACAATGGTCGAAGGTGTCGCTGTTAATGTAGCAGTTGGTATTCGATATACAGTAAGATCAATAAAACGTTCTCTTGTATACACAGCATTATATGCAGTAATTGTGTACCTAGTGTTACTGCTAGGACCCACCACTGAAGATCCTGATGTGGCAAGGTTTTGTCCCAGTGCAGCACTACGAACCCCTTCTACATCTCCACCAGCAGACCACGAAACAGTTGCAGTTTGTCCTTCAATGATAGCAGTAGGAGAGAGTGATATACTTAATGAAGGTTGTTCATAATTCTGCTGCCAAACATATACAGCACCATGTCTACCAAATCTTCTGTAACCATTACCACCCTGTTGACCACCGTTGCCAACACGTACATAGTATGAGTTACCAGGTACAGCGCCACTGTTGCCACGCGGACGACAACAGCGACTAGCGCCGCCTCCGCCACCACCACCAGTGAAGCTAGGTGATCTCCACTGACCAGCACCACCATATCCATATGGTCCATATCCAGAGTTAGCACGAGCATATTCACCATTAGAATAGTTGACGTAACCAGTCTGACCATAAGAATAATTTCCATAACCACCAGATCCACCAGAATTTAGATTTCCTGGGTTTCCACCATATCCTATCGTGCCAGGAGCACAACTATATCCACCACCTTGTGCTGGTCTACCGTAACCTGCACTAGGGCGAGCGCCACCACCGCCCCCACCAACTGCCATGTAGCAGATATATTTTACATCACTGCTGACATAATGATTGGTAGATGATGTGTAAAGTCGGCACGTCCATCCCATTTTCTACTTCCCGATTAGAACTTGATGATGTAATGAACCATAATGAATGGAGTAACAACCTGGTTCAATACATCAACTCTTTCAATATCAACGTCAATGTATGATTGCATGTTGTCAGTAGGAATATTAAATGGGGAATAGTTATAAACAAAGTTTTGGTTGTACGCCGTTGGTCTCTGAAGTCTATGTAAGTGGTTTGGTTCTCCATTAGGAATATTGAGGGTTGTTTCATCCATGCCATTAAATCCATCAGAGTTGGCAGAAAAAGAATTCTGCTGACTTCCTGTCATACCCTGACCATCAGTGTCATAGTTTCCAGTATAATTCAATACACTGACATCAGCACGGTGAGAGTGTGCCTGAAACTCATCAATGGTCAAGATGTAACCTTCAGTCTCTCTGATCATGTTATATCTCAAGTTTCCATTGAAGCTAATGTCTGAAGATGATCCTTCCACTTCCATACCAGCTTGCAATGAAACGGCACTAGTGCCATCTACTCTGACTACGCCATCACCATTATCATCTTCGAGTGAGATATTTCCATTGTGTCCATTTTCAATGCGCCATGGTGTATTGAAGTTCCAGGATAGTTTATCACCAGTAACATATCCTTCACCAGGGTTGATGATGGCAAGAATCTTCCACTTTGTTCTACCACCGTCATCGCCTTGCATACGAATCTTGAATACTGCACCAGCGCCAGACCCACCTTGCATCTGGAAATTTTCTTCTACATAATCATTATCATCTTCCCAATAATCATACCGACTTCCAGTATCGTCCCAAAAGTCAGAACCAGCATTATTATAGAACCACTGATCAGTAGTTCCTGTTTGAAATCCTTCAGCTCCAAGAGGTGCAGAAACTGATGTAACTTTAAAAATTCTATTACCTGTTCCTGCCAGTTCATCCCACTCGACAACTGAACACTCGTCATCTACTTTATATCCAGATCCTCTCTGACCATTGACATATGCATTAAGTCTAACTTTCGACCTATTGAATTCACCATTTGGTTTTTGGTTTGGTTCGATGGTGACATTCATGACACAACCAACACCATCGGTTAATCGATCTGTATTACCGCTGTTGTTTCTCCTGATTCTGAAGTCTCCTGTGATATTTTCATTGGGATTATTCCACCAGTTGGGATTGTTCCCAGGAGCATTTCTATAACCATAATCACCAAATTCAGAACCTGCCCATGTATTTACAGTTAATCCAGAACCATCCACCTGTGTTACTTGACGCATTAAGAATCCTGTAATAGCACCACCACCACCTACAGATCCATTGTATCCACTCCAACTAACGATACCATTGTTGGTAGAAGAACCAGAAGTATAATTGACAAAGATTCTATTCTCCTGACCTTCAAGGACTGCCTGACACTCTACACCAACCTTTGTTGTGCTGGGTTTATTTTCCATGAAGACATTAGTATAATCTCCACTACCACCACTAGGAATAATAACTTTAGATCCTAGATCGGGCAACTGAAAACTACCAAGATCATCTATCTCTGGATTTGGGTCTCTTAAAGTAGTTTTCTCTTTCTTGAATCTACACTCTTCACCAACACCGAGAATCTGTGCTAACAAATAATAATCTTTTGCATTATGTACTGACCCATCACACTTTAAGAATCCACCAGGCAAATCATCCTTGAATTTTGCCGTATTAGGATCATTGTTGATACCGATACCAGGGGTCGTATGAATTTGGATAGTGCCAGGAACACCACCAAACAAAGACTTATTTCTTGTATAGTTAGTAGATTTAGACCTTACCATTAGTATGCTCTGATGATGTATATACAGGTGAGTTTGGGTTGTGCAGTAGTGAATTCAATTGATAATGCTCCTTCATTCTGCGTATTGTCTGGATTTGTGCTAGGGGGCAAATTAACATTAGCAAGAATACTCGACTGGGGTTTTAATCTGGTCGAATCAAAATCAATATCAAATGTGCCATGATCATGAGGATAAATTTTATCCGTACCAGGTGCATCTGCTAGAAAGTCATATGCTGGGTGACTCAACAAAGTTCTGCCGCTAACGTCATTTTCTGGTTGAGTATCATTAAAGTAATTCCTGATTCCCACTGGAACATTAACTTCATTTCCACCAGCACCATATGGAATACTTTGTTCATTTGGTCCGCCAATAAAGTATGCATCCTCGTGTTTATCTGTATCAAGGAAAGCTGGCGTCAATGGCGTATATCTCAACTCTCTTGGTTTAAGGTTAATTGGAGGAGATTCTGAATACGATAAACCAAAAACTTTATTAGGAACACCATCATTTCTTCCATCAGGACTCTCCTCACCATTATTTCCCTGCTCTGGCCATCTGTAAGAAAGTAGTGCAGGATAATTTGGTGCATCGTTTACAGATTGGAAATTTCCAAACAAACCACCAATGATACCTGGTCGAATGTTTACAGGAGTTCCAACTTCACTTCTTTCTGTAGGATCACCAGTATGTCTGCCTTGGATATTATTATCAGTCCAACCAAAGAATATAAGGTCACCATCACCAACATCACCAACATCACCACCACTGTCGATGTCAACCGCTGACACATATAATGTATATGATATTGGAAAGTAAGGAACAACACCATCACCAGGATATCTCGGGTCGTCATTCCTAATAGTCGAGACGTTTCCAGGATGATTATGTCTAGTAATATGCTTTCTACCTAGTTTTCTAGGAGCAACATATACTGTCTTTGTTCCTTCACCAGCAAGAATAGTATTACCAGTAATTTTTCCTTGATAACCAGTTCTGTCGCTTGGACTAATTTGGAAAATAATGTCTGTCGTGATGTCAGTATAACTACCAGTAAGTGCGATTCCTTCAGTATTCTGTTTCTTACTACCGACGACAGAGCTCATAATAGATCTGCCATCAGTATCACTATCCGCCGCTCTTCCAGTAAGAGGAAAATAGTCATTCTCAATATCCATCAGCATTCTACCATTTAGATCTGGTAGAGTAATCAGTCCAGTATATGATGGGAATGTTCCGTTGAAATTACTACTAGATCCCATGTTATATGAGTCACCAATAGTAGCAGCCAACAGAGGGAAATCATCCGCAGCTAATGTTCCCCCATCACAAATGACCCAACCATGGGGGATAGAACTTAATCCCCCTGTCCACGCCATAATGGTGCCGATAACGGCACCTTTTGCTTCATGTCTTTCCTGATAAAACATGTATCAAACCTCTGCGATATACCAACCGACCTTACCACCAGGAACTGCTGTTTGACCAGTTGGTGTAGAAGATCCAGCAAAGATCAGCGTAAATGCTGCATATGGAGTCTGAACAATCAGTTCACCACCATCATATCCATCACCAACCAAATTTCCAGAATTAGAAACACCACTCATTAGCGCAGTTCCAGTATTGTCAGTACCACCCTGAACATTAACGTCAGAAGGTGCTCTAACGATCATACTCATGTTATATGTAAGGAGTCCACCTATATCTATAATGCGAATCATATCGCCAATTAGACAATCACCTAGTGGTGGTAGTTTGACAACAGTATTTTGACTTGCGTTGACAAAATAGTTAACATTTGGTTCTGTTTGAACAGTTTGTTCTGCAGTATACTCCCACTTACGACCACCAGTTCTGGTGATGTAGTTCTCAATACTAGCGATTGTCATGCCGCCTCGTTCATCAACTGCGAAGATCTCATCACCACTAGAGTTGACCGTTAGATCACCACCATTGATGGTAATGTCTCCCGTAACAGTAATGTCGCCGCCGAATGTTGCGGTTCCATCGCCAACTGCAGATAATGTACCAGTAACTGTGAGGTCACCAGTAGAATTTTCAAACGTCAGTTTCTCGGTAGTTCCATCTTCACCGAAGACCTTAATGTCACCACCGTTGATTGTTAGATCACCAGTTGCAGTATCAACTTCCAGAGTAGTTCTTTCTGTGATACTGGTAGAACCGCCGTTGGTTAGTCTGAAGAACTCAACGCCCTCGACAGTAGCACCTCTGACCTTCAGAGTATTGTTAACAGTAAGAGTGCCAGCAATAGTTGTATTACCATTTGTACCCTCAACAACAAACTTATCAAATCCCTGTCCGACACTCAATCTTCCATTGAGTTTGGTATTACCTGTAGTAGAATCTACTCTGAATACCTCGGTTGCAGGAGTGCCACCATCAGTAACACGCAGTGACTGAATATCTGTGGAGATAAGTTCAGCGACTTTAACGATTTCAATGTTATCTAGAATCAGATAATCGTTGGTGGTTAGAGTTCCACCGAATTCTGCAACACCAATTCTGATGTCAGCAGTAGAAACACCAGCACTCGTGTTACCTGTGTCTAGTTCACCATTGTTGTCTAGATCAAATCCAGTGATGTAAGATGCGTTAGCAGACTTATCAAGTTTAGCGATGATGCTCTCATCGGGGTGATCTGCTCTAGTAGCAGTACCATCAACACCTCTCTTAACACCTAGTCTATAACCAAGAGTATCAGTTGGGTCGGTGACGTTGATCAGAGCAGTAACTTGGACAATCTCCGAGTATTGCTGATCTGCTGCAACAGTAGCACCATTTGAATCAACAGAATCAACTGCTTGTGGATGTCCTCTATCGATGAGAAGAAGATCACCGATCTTAAAGTCATCAGGTGCAGGTGCTGTGATTGGTAAGTAGTAGAGTTCACCAGAAGCATTGACTTGGTTAACTCTGAAGGTTAGATCCTGACCACCAGCAGCACCACCAAGTTGATCGGAGGTGATAGTTAGAGGATCGTTATCAGAATATCCAGAACCAGGAGCGACTAGACTGATAGTTACATCACCAGAACCATCGATCTCAACGTTAAACAGTGCTCCAGTACCGTTGCCAGTAGTGGTTGCTTGGAGGTTATCATACAGTACGTTTGCAACCCAGTCAGAGCTGTTTGTTGGACTGATGCTATCAACAGCAGCAATCTGACCACCTGCTAGTAGGAATGTATCGCTACCCCATGGTGCAACACCACCAGTATCGATCTTCTTACCAGTCTCATAATACTTGAGGAAGGTGATGTTAGGATCTTCCAGAGATCCAACCTGATGATCTCCAGTAGAGGTAGAGAATCTTGCTCTGTTGATCTTAATAATACCTGCATTCAAACCACCAGAAAGTGTGATAGTACCATCAGAAGTGGTGCTACCTTGTACCTTCAGGGAGTTTCTAACAGTAGTGAAACCACCCAGACCAGCGATATCAACTGATGCTGCGTTAGCACCAATGTTAACAGAAGTTGTTGCTGCGCCATCAAAGAGGTTAGCTTCTGCTGCTAGAGTGAAGATACGAGCAGTAGATGAACCAGCGAAAGCAGCGATTTCTAGTGTTCCAGCAACCTTGGTTTGATATGTACCAATGTAAGTAGATGTTGCCAGGTTAGGAGCACCACCACCAATGTTGATAGAACAGTTAGATGTAATTGCGTCTTCGACAGATGCAATGTCAACAAAAGCACTCTTGGAACGCTTGTGAATCTCTAGTGTAGTAGATCCAGCGTTACCACCAATTCTCAATGTATGAGAAGCAGTGTCTGCTACGTTCATACCAACACTGATCGACTGATCAGATTGAGTGGTGTTACCGAGCGACAGAGATTCAGCAGCACCTAGACCAATGAAGAAGTCAACATTAGTATTGAGGAACTGGAATGTTTCTGCAGTAGAGTTCAGATCTCCACCGTCGATGCTCAAGTCATCTTCGATTAGAGTATTGCCAGTGATTCTAGCATCACCATAGACTACGAAGTTTCTATCAAGTTCTCTCTCGGCAAGACCACCGATGGAAGTGTTAATACCAAATCTACCACCAGTCTGATAAGTAGAAGTGACAGAAGCAGGATCAGAAGTCGAAATACGAACAGTTGCAATAGCATCAGGATCGTCGCTTTCACCACCAACCAAGAATGCATTGTCTACTGTAAAGTAGGTCTTTGCATTAGATGCTTCAGCAAAGTAGTTGTTTACATCTACCAGACCAGTATTGTCATATGTGACCAGAGTCTTACCACTGATGAATGCAGTACCAACAACGTCTAGGTTAGCACGAGGATCGGTGTCTACACTGACATTAGCAACATTGGTTGCTTCTTTAGCAGAACGTCCAATCGTGTTGATGCCAAGTCTGAAGTCACCGAATGTATCAGTGTCAGTTCTCAATGCTTCAGCACCGATTACACCAAGTTCCTTCCATCTGGATAGAGAGATCTCGATCTTCGCACCAGGACCTTCTGCCGACCAATCGTAGACGTTCTGTGCAATCTGGTTGAACAGTTGAACCTTACAAGTGGATGCAAGTGGATCGAATGCAGAAGCTAGAACCTTCCAAGATCCATTGAAGAATGTGTTAGAGAAGTTAGAGATGCGTAGGGTTTCTCCTACTTTGACATTCAACTGCTGGTTGCTAACACCCGCACCCCACTGAATTTCAATGGTTGTTGTGTTGTCAGAAGTTAGCGAGAAGATAGAAGCATCAGGAATCTCGGTGAAGAAGTTGGTGTAAATCCAACCCAGAGAACCACTTCTGTTTACTTCCAGACCCTTGTACAGGATATCACCAGCAGTAGGTGTGATAGAAGAACCATAGGTAACATTCTGTGCTGTGTACCATGCAGTGCCACCAGCAGCAAGTAATCCTGTGTTATTTGGAGTGATGTTGGAGGGGAATCCACCTGCAACATGAGTTCTCCAAGTATAAGATTGACCAGGAGTCTCTACAGTACCGCGTGGGTTAAATCTGTAGACCGCAGCGTTGATGCTGTTCTTGGTGAGAACAATGTCACCATCCAATCTGTTTCTGAAAGCTGTTCTATCCTGCGTAGGATCGTCTCCAGACTGCGTTAGAGACAGGATACGAAGTGAATCACCATCCAGAGGGTCAACGTTGATCTGAACGGGATTGTTCAGGAAGGTCTCACCTTCAATCGTTACCTTATCATTGAAGGTAACTGCGTTATA